ATGACGGCAAAAGAGTTATCTCAATACAAAAGCGCAAAAGCAGAATTAACCGTAATACGGAGGGAAATGCAAAATATGCCGGATCAGATAGAGGTCATGGACACAGTTACCTCCTCATCCTCGGAATATCCTTATACGGAACATTTGCTTACGGTGCGCGGGACAATGGCAAACCTTGAAAAGGAGCGGTTAAAAAAACGCGCCGAGCGTTTGGAAAAACTCGTTTCTGATGTCGAGCTTTTTTTGGACAAGATTGAGGATGCAAATATTCTCCGTGTAATGAAGCTGCATTATGTTGAAGGTTTTCAATGGGGAGAAGTCGCGATGGAGATGGGCATCAGCCGTTCTGGAGAATCTTACAGAAAAAAAGCCGAACGATTTTTAAAAAAATTTTCTGATGCGTCCTGAATGTCCTGCATGTCCTTTTTAGACCTGCTAGAATTATAATCAGAGATCGTACAGAAAAGCTTCTGGACTTTGCGGTAACTGCAAAGCTGATACACTTAATTTATTTACACACGAAGGTACGGCAGCCCACTCAGAATGATCCCGCATTCTGAAGGCGGAAAGTACCAAGCGCGCAACTGAAAGACGGCTTTAAATAGCGGCGGGACGTCTAAGCAGAGCGCGAATAAATAAAGTGTTTTACTCTTTTTGTTAAGATCTCTAAAATAAAGGCTGCAATTCCTGCGATTGGTCTTACTCTTAAACAATTGTGTGCACCCTTTTGGAGCACTAACCAATTTAGCGTAAACACAAGCTTAGCTTTTTATAACGCTGTATCAGGAGGCGGCTTTTATTACGGACAGGCAAAAGCAAGGGGATTTATGTCGGATTTCGATGGAAGTATTCAGTTGATCAGCCTTTTCTGAAAGCCTGTTAAGAATCTGCCGCAAAATTAGGTGTGCTCATATTTGAATGATTTGCGGCAGCAAAGCAGGACTGTGGCAACGCTCAAACACAATTCAACAGTTATTAGTTGATGGTTGATACCTGGCTGACTTACGTCAAAATCTACCGTACCGAATACGCCGTGGCTATCAGCAGGATTTACGGCTGGCGAAATTTCTGTAACATCATTGCCGGCACTTCGACGAACCTTGCTGTCGGGCGTATAAACAGTTCTCGGAGGTGGAAAATCATTGCTCAGCGCTTTAAAGACATATCTGGAATCGCGGGGATATGAGAACGTATCCTACGAACTGATGCCGGATATATCACAGCGGGTGCAGGCTGTCAATCTCGTAAAATTGGACCATATTGTCGATGAGATTAATGACGGGACAGGCACCCAATTTATCCAAGTTCAATGCCGCGATATTAGCTATGAAGAGGCTTACAACGCATGTAAGGGAATTTTTACACTGCTTGACAGCGGCATGAATGAAGGTATTGTCCAACTGACGGACAAGGTTTTTTGTATTGCACGCCCGCAGCGCGGTCCTTTACTTTTGGAACGCGGGGACGGATTTGTTACGATTTACTGCGAAATTGCCCTTTGGGGCAAAAATTGAAAGGAGATTTTAAATATGGGAAAGAAATATCTGAGAGGTTTTGCAAACTGTGGCTATGCACAGGTAGAGGAAGATACGGTAACAGCATATAAGGTAGGCGAGGTCACAAAGCTTGCCGGCGCCAAGAGCTGCGCTCCGACCGACAACAAGACGGAGTATACGATTTATGCGGACGACGAAATCTATGATAACGGCTCCGAGTGGAAGGACTCTACGCTTGTGATTACCCTTCAGGAGGCTGACGCAAAGGACATCGCGTCTCTTACTGGAGCGGCCTTCGACGAATCGACCGGTGAGCTTAAAGAAGGCTCGCGCGACAACGCGCCCCTTGTTGCGTTCACATTTTCTGCGCTGAGAAGCGACTTCGGATACCGTATGTTCCGTTATCCTTCCTGCCGCTGCGCAGGCTATAAGATTACCCACAATACAAAGGGTGAAACGACAGAGGCACAGGCTTATGAGCTGACCTTCAAATGCTCCCCGCGTAAAATTGACCATATTATCAGAGAAACAAAGGATGTCGAGCAGGGCACGCCACTGACCTGGATTGAGACGATTCCTTCTTTGCCTGAAACACCCGCGGAGGGTTAATCAATGTTTGGAAGAGATAAAAGCGTCAAAATGAGCGCGCCGAAAAGCTACATTTTATACGGCGTGAAAATCCGCAAACTGCCGGTTGGAAAATATGTGCAGGTAATGGAAGCGGTCAATAATCTTCCCGCCATACTGCTGGACGATATTTTTCCTGATACGTCTGACTTTGGTACGCTTATCGCACAGCTGAACGTAATGAAACGCGATGAGTTCCTTGATATCTTTGGCAAAATTTTAAGCGTTGCGCCAAAGCGGTTTTGTATGCTTTTATCCGATTTGCTGGACATTCCTCAGGAATGGCTGCTTGACCCGGAATGTGAGAATGCGCTGAGCCTCAAGGAATTGGCGGAAGTCGTTCAGGCATTTGTTGAACTCAACGATTTAACGGATTTTTTCGTAATCGTGCGCTCGATCAAACAGAGGTTGAGCGCACGGACGAATACTGGCTCCAGCGCTGGTTAGCGGTTGCTCAAAGCATAGGTATAAGCAAACAGGAGCTTTTTGAGCAGTATTGTTATGATGAGTTTATTGCTATGATGGACGCCTACAATGAGATGCACAGCATTGATTCCGACAATGCCAGGGATGAGGAAGTTTACGCGGACGAGCTTTAAACGCAGCGCCTGATATTAAGGCTGTGATATAATTTCTGCGGAGCAATTCCGTGTATATATTTAATGCACGCATTAAAAATTGCCTTATTCGCCTTATTAGTGATTGTAGTCAAATTTTATTTATACCATTGGGTTTTTGAATATATACGCTTGTTTTTAATATTGAATTATGGTAAAATTTTGCTGAGGTGAATGCGGTATGTTTTGTAAAAAATGCGGTGCTCAAATTGAGGACAACAGCGCATTCTGTAAGGAATGTGGGGAACGGCTGGAAGAACAGCAGAAAGAACCGATGCCTAAAAAGAAAAAGCGTATCATTATAATTTCGGCTGCGGCGGCAGTTCTGATTATCGCGGGGATTGTATTCGGCGTGCTGTATACGAATTACGTGAAGGAACAGGAAAAAGAAGTTTTTTCGGAGGTCGCTCTCTATGAGCAGGAAGGAGAAAATTACTTTCTTTTAACAACGGAGGCTTTTGCGGAAAAATTCAATTATTTCAGCGACGGAATTAAGCTGGGGGAAGCTGAACCCTATCTTGATGAAGATGGGACTTTTATACAAACATGGAAGTTTGATAATAAAAATACGGTTAATTTGATTTATGATAATGATTCTCTTATGGCTAAAGGGATAATAATTATGTGTCATGATAATGAGTTTTATCAAAACAATCTTCCGACGGCACTGCGTGCTTTTTATCCGTCTATCCCACAGGATGAGATAAAAATGTGTCTGGATAAAGCGGATCAGGTAAAAGCCGAAGATGACGATACCTATTATTATAAAAATATAGCTGTTGTTATTGGACGGGAAAACGATTCTATAGCAATATCTTTTCATACGAAACGTTCCGAATAACAGAAGAAAATGCAATCTCGTTAAAGCTGTGATTACAAGCTGTTGTTTGAAAAAAGCACCTGCCTGAAAGGCAGGTGCTTTTGTTATGCAATTTTTTTAAGAAAGGGATGATAAATTTGCCGGAAGAACGTAATGCTAACAGACTAGTCGCAGAAATTGTGATTGAAAGCAGCCAGGCCCATAAAGAAGTATCTTATATTAGGGAAATTCTTGAATCGGTCGGGATAACTGGACGGGAAGCCAACAAAATTTTAAAAGAATGTTTTTCTGATACAACGGAGCTCAAAAATTATCAGACGCAGCTCGAAGAGATTGCTATTAAAATACAAAAGCAAAAAGAGCTTGTTTCAGAGCTGGAACATTCCAAAGGTAGTCAGCATGCTCCCAAAAACTCTCTGGTGGATATGGAAAGAACGTCTGACGCGTTTAACAAGCAAAAAACTAAGCTCGAAGAGATGGAGCAGGAGTATAAAAAGGCATCTCAGGTACAAGAAAGCTTTATCAAAAAACAAGCGAAGGCTGCGCAGGAAGCAAATAGAGAGAGCGGATACGATAATATTAATGCTGGAATCAATATTTTTACAAGTTCTTTGCAAGCAGTCGGACAGGTTGCGCCTGAAACAGCAAATAATATCTCAAATATTATTACACAAGTAGACTCGGTAATATCATTATTTACAAGTGGTGCAAGTCCAGTGCTTAAGTTTGCTGGCCTAGCAGCTGGTGTTTTTAATATAGCGCTTTCTGCTATTACTGAATTAAAGAAAAAGCAGCAGGAGGCGCAGCATGAGGCTGTACAGTTAGCGCAGGCGTATGAAAAAAACAACAAAACTCTGCGTAGTCTTTCTGAAGAATATAAAGAATTAAAGCAGACGCTGAATTCAGTGGGATTGTCCTTTAATGAAGAAACACAAGCAAAAAACCAACTGCTTTCTATTCAAGAACAATTGGTTGAAATGTATGGGGAAGAAGCAAATGGGTTAGACCTTGTTAATGGAAAACTGGAAGAACAGGCAGATAAAATTAAAGCATTGTCTGTTGAACAGTCAAAGCAGTATTTGAGCGCTCATTATGGGGAATATCAAAGAGCGGTAGAAGAACTTGATAAAACCCAAAGCTATACGATTGGCGGCTACTATTTAAAAGATGAGACAAGGGATACCTTACTGGGATTGGAAAAAATTCTTAAGCCTTTCGATGTAAAATATTATGACGGCTTTGGGGTTGGAAACGAACGTGCAAAAAATGTCCAAAATGACTGGATGGTTTATAAGCTGGATCTTAAAACGGAGGATGCGCAGGATAAACTGCAGGAATTATTTGAAGCAATAAAAGCATACAGGGATTTAGTATCAGAATCGGCTCCGCAGGAAGCACTTGATTATATTGATAAAATTTTGACCTCAATTAGTGACCGAATAAAGGAAACATCAACAGAAGATATTCAGGAAAAAAAGACGGTTAAGAGTTCTTATGAAGGCCATGAGAAGAATCTTAAATCAAAAGACGACGATTCCGAAGAAAAGCTCAAGAATATGCAAAAAGAATTCCAGCAGACGCGAAATAATATTGGTGCGATGCAGGAACTTGCCTCCGCATACGAAACACTTTCAAGCGGGCAAAAGCTGAGCACGGATTCCCTTATTGACCTATGTGACAGATATCCAGAGCTTACCGCTTATATTGAAGAAACGGGAGACGTCAGTTTCAAAAATGGTGAAAAGATTAAGGAGCTCCATCAAAAGCAACGAGACGCTGTTATCAGAGACCTGGAGCAGCAGAAGGCGGCACTTGAGGAAAAAGAAACTCTGACGGATGAAGAAATTACCCTGCTGGAAAATGTAAAAGAAACACTGATTGCTTATAAAGCAAGTGCCATGGACTTACAAACACTCGACCTCTCCGCGGTAAGCAGCGAGCTGTCAAATCTCGGCAGTGTATATGCAACCCTGCATGATGGACAGGAACTCGACCTGAACACCGTGCTGCAAATGATAGATACCTATCCGGAATTTGCTCAGGCGATTGCGGACGGGTCGCTTTGCTTATCGGACCAGGAAGCTGTCGTAAGGTCCCTGTTTGAAACCAAAAAGAACGCGACGCTGCAGAGCCTTGAACTGGATCGCCAAGATGTGATTTCCAAGCGTAATGCGACAATGGAAACTATCCAATTGCTGCAGAAGCAGCTGGAAGCGTATAAGGCACTTTATGGCGGGGGAGCGTTTGGCGACATTTATGGGCCATTGGGAGAGGCACAGCAGAAATTTGAGGAAAGCTCGGAAAAGCTTAACAAAATCAATGCGCAGATTGCTGCCATAAAGGGCCTTAGCATCGATGATTATGCGTCTTCTTCCGGCGGTGCAAGAGAAACGGCGTCAGGCCCGGCCCGCAACGAAGCGCTGCAGCAGGAGCTTCAGCTTCTTGAACACAGAAAGTCCCTGAACCAGGTTTCCGCACAGGAAGAGGTCGCATGGCTTGAACGCATCAATTCCACGTACTCGAAAAATTCCGATGAACAGATGGACATGGAAAAACGCCTGTACAACGCGCGCAAAGCGCAGCAGGAGGCGGAAGAAAGGGCGGCTAAGGAAGCGCTTGACGCCGCAATCAAGGGGATTGAAAACAAAAAAGCGCTTGGTAAGCTTACGACCGAGGAAGAAATCAATCAGCTGCAGCGCATCCGGCAAACCTACCGGATGAATGCAGAAGACGCGATGAGCCTTGAAATCAAGCTGTATAACCTGAAAAAGAACCTGCAGAATGAGCAGACCGACAAGCTTGACAATATTGCGGACGGTGTAATCAAGGCGCTGGAAAACAAGTACGAGAGGCAAAAGGAGTCTGAGACAAAGCGGATTAACCAGTCGATAGACAGCTGGAAAAAATGGGAGAACGAAACTGTAACAGCCATCCAGGGGCAGATTGACGCGCTCGACGAGCTATCCAAGGCGCAGGAGAGTGAGGAACAGCGCCAGGAATATGAACAGAAAAGGCAAGCTGCCGCCCTGCAGCTCGCTTATGAAAAGGACGACTACAACCGCAAGCAGCTCCAAAAGGAGTTAAACCGCCTCGACAAGGAAGAAGCAAAGCGGTTGGAAGCAGAGGCGCGAGAGAAGCAGAAGGAAGAGCTTCAGAAACAGATGGACAAGGTCAAGGAGGAATCCGAGAAACAGCAGGAGATGCTCAAAAAGCGGCAGGAGGCCCTGAATAAGCAGTATGAAAAGCTTACTTCCTCATTTGCACTCGAGCAGGAAGCGCAGAAGATTATCATGCAGCAAGGCATGAATGGCGTAATTAACCTGATTAATTCGTATGCTCCGGAATTCAATCTCGCCGGAAAGTCGCTCGCTGATAAGCTGTTTGAGGGTTTTAGGAGCCACAATTGGGATATCGACGCATATGCCGACTATATTCAAAAAGGAGTCAGCGCCGCATATGCAAAGGCTGCCGGCACCGCGGCAAAGGCAGCGGAGGAGTTTTGGAAGTCACGTATAGAATATGACCGCCAAACAGGGATGACGACAGCGCCGGTAAAAGCGCCGAAAATAAATCTGACGGTCAATTTCAACCAGCCGGTGGAAAGCCCGGTCGAGACCCAGCGCAGGCTGCAGAATGTGGCGCAGGAGCTTGCCCGCCAAATTATAAAATGAAAGAAGGGATAAGATGCAGGAATTGATTTATGTGCCGCCCGGCGGCTCTATTGTGGATTTATCGCGCTGCGCGGAATTTAAATTTCAGGAGCCATATTTGCTTTCTGAGATTTCCGGTATAAGCGGGATGGATTACTCGATGGTAACAAGCGAGGCCGCTGGCATAGACGGCGTAATCGTACATGGGCTTCATGTACCAAGCAGGGAAATCCCCTGTACGGTATATGTCAAGGGTGATACACGGCAAAAAATGTATCAAAACAGGTTTGATTTGATTTCAAAGCTTGCTCCGCGGCAAGAGCCGGGGGAGCTGCGATATCGAAACGACTATATTTCTGTGAAAATTAAAGCATACCCGACCTTGCCGGCGAATTTTACAGAACGAATCAACAGCTATAACAAATGCAGCGTTACCTTTAATGCGCCGGAACCGTATTGGGAAGCATTAGAAAATGAAAACGTGGGTATTGCATACCAGGAGAACATTGGCTTTAAATTCCCGCTGTGCTTTAACCCGTCGATTACCTTCGGTATGCAGAACAACACTGCTGAAATCTTGTATCAGGGTTCGGTTCCCGCACCAGTGCGTATTACCATATCTGGGGAAGCGCCCTCGCCGCAGATTACGAACGAAACGACGGGCGAAACCATTTATGTAGAGAACCTGTCTTTAGAAGCAGACGAGAGCGTAACAATTTGGACGAAGAAAGGCGAGAAGAGCGTCAAACTCCGGCGCGATAGCGAGATTACAGACGCGTTCCATCTTGTGGGCGTACGCTCTAAGTTCTGGGCGTTACAGCCGGGCAAGAACGTCATCACCTACAAATCCGCCGATGATTCCAAGCACGCGCGTGTGAACATCGAATGGACAAATCTTTATGCGGGGGTGTAATTATGGATTGGCCGGTCATTAAAATAATGGCGCCAGACAAGACTTTTTTAGGGGAAATAGACCTGTATACCTCCCTGCGCTTCAAACGTTCATGGCAGGGCATAGGCGATTTTGAGATACACATCGCTGCACAGGAATATAATCCCTCCCTGTTTGCCGCCGATAACCTCATAATGCTTGACGGGGATATCCACCGCGCCGGCATCATACGCAAGATGGATACGGCTGTAAGCAGCGCGGGATTGGAAATTGTCATACAGGGGCAGCATCTCGACGGCCTTTTGAGCCAGCGTATCGTAATTCCCTATGAGGGAGAAGCGAACGGCGGCTATTTCTGTGTGCCGAAGAAAGCATCGGTTTCAAGCGTTGTTAAACCAGTCCCTGCGGAAACCATTCTGAAAACGTTTGTTCGGGAGCAAATCCCATATGCAACGAGCGGAAGCAGTATCAATCCGCGCGGGATGTACCTCGATATGGAGTCGGATATGGGCCGCGGGATGAAGACGGTGTGGATGAGCCGATATGACCCGCTCGATGAGGTGCTGCAAAGCGTCTGCGAGTATACGGACATGGGGTACGGGATTGCGATGTGTTTTGAAGAATACGGTTCGGCCTATTATGTGTTTGACGTCATAGAGGGCGTTGACAGGACAGAAGGGCAAAATGAAAACTCACGCGTCATTATGTCTTTGGAATTTGAGAGCATCGCCGATATTCAATATACGATGGATACTACGTCCTACCGCAACGTGGCCTACGCCGGCGGCGCGGGTGAAGACTATAACCGTACAGTTCTGGCGGTTACGAATGAGAAGGCAATGCCGAGCGGCTACCAAAGGAAGGAGACCTTTGTAGACTGCGGTTCTCTCGACATAACTGAGACCGACACGGCGCTGTCCCTTACGGAAGAGGGCAAGCACATGCTTGAGGAATACAAAAGGGCGGAAAGCATGACCGCAAGCATATCTTCCGCCAGCCCTTTTAAATACCGCGAGCATTATGATTTGGGCGACCTTGTGACAATTTATGTCCCAGAGCTTGGAATTGCCCAGGATATGCGCGTAACAGAGGCAGAGGAATGCTTTGAACCGAACGGCATATCCTTAAATATTACATTCGGTACGGCACAGCCGCATATCGGACGGGCGATCCGCGCGCTGCAGCCAAAAATCAGATAGGAGGAATTTAAATATGGCAGAAAAATCAAGATTTTTTGACAGTATTGAAGGCGACGAAAGGGTGTACAGCGCGGATGAATTCGCAGAGGTACTCCGCACTTTTTTTTCTACGGGTATTATTAAAAATGAAAAAACAAATTCTACGGCAGAAGACTCATTGAAGGTTACAAAAGGCACAACGGGGACGATGGTGGTCGCAGCGGGTTACGCGATAATCGATGGGTATTGGTACCACAACGACAGCAGCCTAACCGTAAATATCCCAGTTTCGCCGGCAGTACCCCGAAAGGATTTAATTGTTTTGCGGCGCGATACCGTGAATAAAAAAATTGCCGTTACATACCTGATGGGCTCATCTAATTCAGAACCCACGCCCAAAAGCAATGACATAACGCTTGCGTACGTGTATGTTGCCCCAGGCGGAAACCAGGTCATTGAATATTCAGACAAGCGCACAAAGTACTGTCAGGCGCTATATACGTTAAATTTGAGTGAATTTATTACGGAATTTAATAAGACGCTAGATGGTTTTAAAGCGGACGCCCGAGTTGCTCTCGGAAGCTTTGGCGCGGATGAAGCGGCGCATTTAACAGACCATCTGGAAGATGAACCATTGGCATCGCGTATATTTCAAATTATGCTCGATAAAGATGGCGCTGGCTCAAAGCTTGACTCGGACCTGCTCGACGGAAAACAGGGCTCGTATTATCTC